CGTTATGGTGAGAAGTATAAAGAAATCTTCGAAACTGAATCATCTGATCGTTCTTTCGAAGAAGAACAAAAACTGTCTGGCTTTGGTGCCGCTGCGGTTAAAAACGAAGGCTCAGGTATTACGTATGACAATGCGCAAGAAGCTTGGTCTACTCGCTACACCCACGAAACTATCGCTCTGGGCTTTTCTTTAACTGAAGAAGCTATTGAAGATAACTTGTATGACTCATTGTCTGCTCGTTATACAAAAGCATTGGCTCGCGCTATGGCGTACACCAAAGAAGTTAAAGGCGCTGCTGTACTAAACAATGCATTCAACTCCAACTATACTGGTGGTGACGGCAAATCTTTATGTAACAGTGCACATCCTTTAGTTTATGGCTCAACAATTTCTAACGTACCAGCTACACCAGCTGATTTGAACGAAACTTCATTGGAAAATGCGGTTATTCAAATTGCCTTGTGGACTGACGAACGTGGTTTATTGATTGCTGCTAAACCTAAAAAATTGGTTCTACCTCCTGCATTACAATTCGTAGCAACTCGTTTGTTAGAAACTGAATTGCGTGTTGGTACAACTGACAATGATGTTAACGCTCTTAAGAACAACGGTTCAATTCCCGGCGGCTATACTGTTAACCCATGGTTGACTGATACAAATGCTTGGTTCTTATTGACTGACGTTCCAAACGGTCTGAAACATTTCGTTAGAACTCCATTAGCTACATCAATGGACAGTGATTTCGACACGGGCAACTCTAGGTACAAGGCCCGTGAACGGTACTCGTTCGGTTTTAGTGATCCATTGGGTGTTTTTGGTTCGGCTGGCTCTGCCTAAGTTATTGATTTTAATAACTTAGAGTAAAATTAGGGCTCACCTCGGTGGGCCTTTTTATATAATTTATCAAGGAGGGAACATGCCAATACCTTTAAATATGGCCCGTGGGATATTAGCAGCAATTCCATCAAAAAAAAGTATAGAAGATTATGGGGAAAAAGGGTTAGATGCTGTTAGAGGTATAATTGGTATACCTACAAATGCTGAATTAAAAACAAAATCTATTGAACAAGATAGACGCCTAGCGGAAGAATCTTTGTATAGGAAACAACAAACAGACTTGCCGTACCATATGCAGGGTTTTGCCCCAGAAACTATACCTAAAGAATACTGGTTAAATGAAACAGACCCCATTGGTACAGATAAAATGAGAGTACCAGCCTATAGAGCTGGAGTGAACCCTAAAGATACTGACCCTAAAACAGGGTTAGAAACACTACCTATGCGAGGCAAAGTTGAAAACCCAGCCCATGGTGGAGGAGGGGCTAGTGGGGGCTGGGGGCAAACAAATAAAAAAACGGACCCTTATTTAGGATACTCTATGCTTTATGCTAGAGCGAGAGCTATGAGGGCTGCACAGCATTTAGGGGTACCCCAGTTAACCCCCGAAGAGTTAGGTGGTCTTGTATTACAAGAAGGCAGTGCAGGTATGGGAGGTGGGTTTTCAGACCGTAATAGTAAAAAACAAGCAGCTAGGGTAAATGAGTTAATAGAGCATGGAGTTAATTTTTCTAATGCAGAGTTTTTAGCACAGATGGAAGGTAAGTATGAGCTTGCTAAACGACTAAAAAAACCCTTTGGTGAGTTATGGAACGGTACAGGTAAAAATTGGGCTAAAACATCTGGCGCACAATATGCTAAACACTTACAAAAACAGATGGAAGCAGCTAAGCAACCTAAAAATAAAGAGTTTATGGATATAATTAACATGGGATTGGCTCATGGCGAGGCTTATCCGCATGAAAAACCTATGCCAAAAGGTACCCCTACCTATCGTAGATAAGTAACTAAAAATAAACTTGCACGAATAATAAATACATAGTATAAGAACTGTAAATCTGGGGATTAATTTAACTGCCTACTCGACTGACTCAGCAGATTCGCACACAACGATAGGCGCAAGTGCAATAAGGAATTAAATATGTCTTTTTCAACTTTTTCTGGTCCAGTTCGCGCAGGTACTGTTAGATATACTACTGGTACTACTGTCGGTTCTATTGATAATACTGGTCTTGTAGTTTTAGCGCAATCTGCGGCTTTAAGTTTAACTACTAGCACTCCTTTCGTACTCCCTGCAGGTGCACAAATCGTAAACATCTTCATTGATGTAACTACTACTTTTACATCTGGCGCAACATTAGCTGTCGGTAACAGCACAACAGCAGCAGCTTATGTAACTGCAATCACAACTCCAGCAGCAGGACGTCAAGCGTTAACTCCAACTGCAGCTCAATTAACAGCTATGAGTAATGTTGGTACTACTGATATGCAGATAGTAGTAACTATGGCTGGTACAACTGCAACTGCAGGTGATGGTTTTATTACTATCAGTTATATACAAAAAACATCTAGTGGTGCTCAAGATCCTGCTTCTGCATAAGAAATAGGTAGGTAGCTTGTGGAACATCAAAGAGCTTCAGATCCAGTGATACAAACGGCGCGGGAGCTCGCTACCCACAGTGCGGACATAAAACACTTACAGAATGACATGGACAAAATGATTAAAGATATGGATGAGATAAAAGAAGCCATAAAAGAAATCAGTAAAACCCTGTCTGAAGCTAAAGGTGGGTGGCGTATGTTCATGATCTTTGGTGGTATAGGTGCTGCAATAGGGGCTAGTATGTCTTGGATAATAGATCTCGCAAGGAACTAATATGGCTACTAAAAAAGCTCCTAATTTAGCTGTTGGTAGAGGTGAAAAACTTCCAGTATCTAAAGGTGCGGGATTAACAGCTAAAGGTAGAAAAGTTTATAATGCAGCTACAAAGTCCTTCTGCGCACGTATGAGTGGAATGCCGGGGCCTATGAAAGATGAGAATGGTAAACCTACACGCAAAGCGGCATCTCTAAAAAGGTGGAACTGTGGTAGTAAGTAAACTAACGGGAAAGTAATATGACTCGCCCATCACGCGGTATTTCTGATATACAAGAAAAGGCTAGAGGAAACAAAATGACTAAGTTAAAAGCGGGCATGGCCCCATTAAAGAAAAAAGATACACTTAAAGCTAAAGTAACTAAACGTGCTCCAACTCCAGATATGGCTCAAATAGGTGCTATGCGTTCTGCGGGTTTAAAAGCTGTTCCGGGTTCTCCAACTGCGGCTATGAAGAAAGGTGGATCTGCTTGTAGAGGTATGTACAAAGGTGGCAGTGTTGACGGCGCTGTTAAAAAAGGCAGAACTCGTGGGAAGATAATCTAATGGCTACTAAAAAAACCAATGATATGGAGGCTGGGGAGTCTGTAGTTAGAGACAGGATTCAACAAGCTAAAGAGGAAGCAAAACGTGCCAAAACAGCTGAAGATGACTTTAAAGGTATGAGCGGTGATAGAGCCATTAAAGGGATGTCTGGTTGGGATGTTGATGGTGAGATGCTTGGAGGTAAAAAATGCGGTGGTTCTGTAAAAGGCTACAAATCAGGCGGTACAGCTTCTCGTGGTGATGGTTGTGCTATTAAAGGGCATACAAAAGGTAGGATGATCTAATGGCTACTGAACCAAAACGATACGCCCAACGTGGGACTAAAGTAGGGGAAAAGACTAAACTTAGAAATCTTCCTACCGCTCTTAGGGATGAGCCATCCTATGGTCGCTCTCTTTCATTTAGAAGTGACTCTCCAAAAACTAGTACGGGCGGAAGTGGTGGTTCAAACATTATTCCAAGAAGTCGCGTAGATATGGCGTCAGGTGACCGTAATATAGGTAGCCAAAAACCAACTGCGGGTCCTAAAAATATAGTTCCTAGAGGAACAAGCCAGCCAGGTCCTGTAAAAGACGTACAAGGAACAGATAGAGCAAAGGCTTTATCGGGACCTGCAGAAAGTTTAGCGAGTAAAGCTAGTAGAGTATCTAACTTAAGTAGAGCAGGACTAGGACTTGGAGCTGCACTGTATTCTAAAAATGCAGGTGAAGGCAGTGACTTTAAAGGAAAAGATCGTCCAGCTCCTTACTCAGGACTAAAGCTAACAGGGTATGATATCCCAAAAGATTTTGGAATGAAAAACCCGTCTGAAGATTGGGAGGATAAAAAATCAGACACCCCCAAAACTCCAGAACCTAAAGCTCCAGTAGCTAAAGCTCCAGTAGCTAAAGCTCCAACTACCAAAACAGGATCTTCTAAAACAGGAGCTTCTAAAGGTGAGTCACAAACTAGTAAAGATGCTAGAATGGCGGCATATGAAGACTGGGTAAAAACAAATAGAGACCCCGCTACAGCATCATATTTAAAAACAGGACATATGAAAAAAGGCGGTAAAGTTAAGGCTAAACCAATGAAAGCTTTTGCTAAAGGCGGTTCTGTTAAGTCATCAGCTTCTTCAAGAGGTGATGGCTGTGCTACTAAGGGCCACACTAAAGGAAGGATATACTAATGGCTGGGGGAGGACAAGGCTACGCAGATGGTGGAATTATAGGTCAAGGGTTTGGGAACCAACAGGCGAACCCAACACCACAGTTTAATACTCAGAGTGCGTACAATAACTTTGCCTCTCCTAATTCCAATTTTATGAGTTACCCACAACAAGGGCAACCTAACCAACCTAGTGCAGCGCCTACGGCTATGTCTAACACCCTCCCACCTGTACAAAGTGCTCCTAGTCCTGATATGGGCGGGGTGTCTCCAAGTAACAATATGGGGTATGATAATAGCAGTAGTGATGCGGGAATAGGTGGGCAACCAGTGACTCAAATGCAATCTCCATTGCAAGGACAACCACCAAGTCTGTCTCAGTATATGCCTCAACAAGGACTACAAATTCAGGGCAATCCTACTTCGGTGCCCGTACAACGACCACAACAAAGGTAAAAGATCATGCAACAGACAGATGTAAATTCTACCCATAGGGCATCAAGTGGTGCGGTAACTACTGATAGAGCTAGATTAAAGTCTATTTCTTACCGTGGAAACGGTACAGCAGGGTATGTTAGGGTTAGAGACGGCAGCGCATCAGGTACGATTCTTGTAGAATTAGATGTAGGTACTAGCGACACATTTACTATTTATGTATCGGTTCCCGGTGAAGGCGTTTTATTCCCTACTAGTATATATGTTCAGTTATCTAATGTAGATGCAATCACTGCTTTCTGGGCTTAAAAACCATGAGCACTTCAGGTCTTACTACATTTAATCCAGACATAGCTGAGATAATAGAAGAAGCATACGAACGTGTAGGTGTTGAGATTCGTACAGGCTATCAATTTAGAACAGCTAGAAGGTCTTTAAATTACTTGTTGGCTTCTTGGGCTAATAAAGGCTTGAACCTATGGACTATTGAACAAGGCGATATCCCTTTGTTAGTAGGGGTCGGTACGTATGATTTGCCTGATGATACTGTTGATTTAATAGAGACTGTGATACGTCAAAACCCCGGTAGTACTTCTAATCAAGTAGACCTACAGATAGCGCGTATAAGTGTTTCTACATACGCAACAATACCAAATAAGCTAACTCAGGGCAGACCTATACAGGTATTTGTTGATAGGCAGACTCCTACACCTACAGCTAAGATATGGCCTTTACCTAGTCAAACTGGGTACACTTTAGTTTATTGGCGTTTACGTAGAATGCAAGATGCAGGGCAAGCCGGAGTAAATACGCTTGATATCCCTTTTAGATTCTTAGAAGCTATGACTGCTGGATTAGCCTACAACTTGGCTCTTAAAACACCAGAAGCAGAAAATAAAATCCCTATGCTTAAACAACTCTATGATGAGGCTTTTGAACTGGCGGCTGATGAAGATCGTCAACGAGTGTCTTTTAGATTTGTACCTAATATAGGCAGTGTAGGCGGCGGAGGCTGGTAAGTGATTGATGTGGACAATAGTGTGATTGATGTGGTAAACTATAATCTCTTTAATTTAGGAGGTTATATGGGTGCTAATCAATTTACAGAAAACTCCATCTCGCATTTAGATTTACCCTGTAGTAGTGGGGTGTATATGATTACGGATAAGGCGCTAGGGCATAGGTATATAGGGAGCTCAGTTAATATAAAGCGTAGAGCGATGCAACATTTTTCAGAGCTAAAGACGACTAGGGGCAAGCACTTAAGCCTATATGAAAGGTTTAAGTCTACATATAATGTGTTAGGGCCTGTTGGATTTGACGTAACCGTATTAGTATTATGTGCAGAGAAAGACCTATTAATGTATGAAGAGCAGTGCATTTCTATACTGGGAGACACCATAAACCATTATAATAATAAAAATGGGGTGGTTACATATTCAGACATAGAATTAAAAAGTAGATCAGAACGAACCAAAACTCTCTGGGCTAATCCTGAGTATAGGGAAAGAGCTATAGCCGCACGTAAGGGCAAAGCCTATAATAAAGGCTATAAATGTACTCCTGAACAAGTAGAAAACAGGAAAAAAGCAGGACGTATTAGCAATATGAAACGTGCATATGGCGATGATTGGAAAACTGAATATATCAGACGATACCCTACTTATGTGGAAGATTTAAATGGGTACTAAATTTGCTGGAGAAAAGATAGCCCATGCGTTTTGCGATCGTTGCGGGTTTAGATACGCATTAAAGAAACTGCACACCTATGTTATTATAGGTAAACGGATAAATATGCGGGTATGTCCAGAGTGTATGGACAAAGTTGGTGGTGACCACCCACAAAACTGGGTTGGTATAATAGGTGCCCAAAAGGTAGCAAATGATCCACAGGCTCTACAAAACCCTAGACCGGATGTAAACTTAAACGCTTCTAGAGGTTTATTTGCTTTTAACCCTGTGGCGACACAGACTATTACTACCACATTGAATGATGTGTTTATTACGATTACTTGAGGTATACTATGGCTAGTTTTGAAGGTTCAGCTAAAGACGTTAAAGAAGACAAAGTCCTTGCAAAGAAAAACAAGATGTCTATGTCTGACTGGGAGAAAAGCCCAAAAGACGCTAAGCATGACAAACAAAAATCTATGAAGGGTCTTAAAAAAGGCGGCATTACATCTATGGATGCTAAGAAGATGGGTCGTAATGTAGCTCGTGCTATGAATCAAAAAAGTTCAGGTAGAGGTCGATAATGGCTAAGCAACATATTGAAGGATCTGCTGAGTATAAAGGCGTTAAATCTGTACCCACTCCTGTAGGTAACGGATACCCTGTGCAAATCGAAAACAAAAAGACAGTGAAAGTACGTGGTACTGGTGCGGCTACTAAAGGCACTATGGCTTCTAGTAAAATGGGCTAAGCTATGACGTATGATGAGTTGACAACTGCTATACAACAATACCTTATGGTGGAGTATGTCGGTGACGGAGCAGAGCCTACATTTGTAGCAAACATTGACAACTTCATTCAACACACTGAGTTACTAATAAATAACTCGGTGCAACTACCCGCGTTTCGTAAAAATGTAACAGGTACTTTTACTTCTGGATTCCAGTATATAGAGCTACCTACAGACTTTTTATCTATATTCTCTTTAGCTGTTGTACCTAATACTATAGTTAACGTAACCCCAACAGCAACCTACCAGTATTTATTAAATAAAGACGTAAACTATATTAGAGAAGCGTATCCTTACCCTGTATCTACAGGGATACCTAAATATTATAGTTTATTTGATAATACTGCCCTTATAGTAGGGCCTACTCCAGACTCTAACTATACAGTTGAAATGCATTACTACGCCTACCCGCAATCTATTACAGAGGCTCCATCGGGTACAACTTGGCTGAGTCTTGAATTTCCTAATGCATTGCTTTGGGGGTCTTTAGTAGAAGCCTATATATTCTTAAAAGGCGAGCAAGAATTAATCCAAACATACCAAACTAAATTTGACCAAGTTATGGCTGAGCTTAAACAGTTGGGTGATGGTAAAAACCGTCAAGATTCTTATAGAACTACACAAGTACGAGATAAGGTAAATTAATATGAGTGAAGAAAATAAAAACCCCATTGCCTCTGTGCTTAATAGCGTAAGCATAATAACAGAAAATAATGAGCCTGAAGAGGCTGTAGAAACCGAGGAAGACTAATGGCTATAACTCAAGCAATCGCATCGACTTTTAAATCAGAGCTTTTAGGGGGATTGCAGAACTTCACTGCGTCTACTGGCGACACTTTTAAAATAGCATTATACACATCATCTGCTACTTTAAACTCAAGTACAACTGCCTACACTACGTCTGGAGAATGCCCAAGCACAGGTAACTATACTGCTGGAGGAAACACTTTAACAAGCCAGAGCATAACTTTGTCAGGTACTACAGCTTATATTGATTTTGCTGATTCTACTTGGGCGAGCTCTACTATCTCTGCAGCTGGGGCGTTGATATACAATTCAACTAACTCAAATAAAGCAGTATGTATTTTAGATTTTGGCGGTACTTTTACATCAACTAACGGTGCATTTACGGTGGTATTCCCTGCGCCTACTACTACTACCGCTGTATTAATACTAAACTGATAGAGACATGGCTGATGTTTCTGTAGGCATAAGAGGTTGGTCTGGAGGTGCATGGGGAGTTGAGGCGTGGAATACGCCTACCCCGACTACTTTTTTCTCTCCTCTAACGCTTACAGAAACATCAGTAACTACAACTGCAGGTGCAACACCCTCGGTTACAGGACAAAACCTTACTCTTACAGAAAACTCGGTAGCTCTAAGTACGGGTCAAAGCTTATCTGTTACAGGACAAAATTTAACACTTACTGAGAGATCCGTATCCCTTTCTTTGGAGGCAACTCTATCTGTCACAGGACAGAATCTAAATTTAACGGAAAACTATGTAAGTATAATTTCTGTTAATAGTATTTTTGTTACAGGCCAAAGCTTAACGCTTACAGAAAACTCTATATCCTTAAACGTAGGGCAAAGCTTATCTGTTACAGGACAAAATCTAACCCTTACTGAGTCGCCAATAGATTTAGCATTAGACGCGGCAATGCTTGTTACAGGCCAAGGGCTTGTTCTTACAGAGTCCTTAGTAGACGTAATATCAGTTAATAGTGTTTTTGTTACAGGGCAAAGCTTAACGCTTTTAGAAAATAGTGTAGATCCACAACTATCTGTAGCACCTAATATAATAGGGCAAAACCTAAACCTAACTCTAAATGCTCCAAAATTCTGGTTTCCCGTTAACCCAGACCAAACACCTAATTGGCAGCAGATCAATAGCACCACTCCTGTAACATGGAGTGTAGTAAACACAACGCAGAGCCCAAGCTGGGTAAATATAGGCACAAACCAAACCCCCGCTTGGTCTCAAGTAAACACCGTACAAAATCCAGATTGGATTGACATACCCCATTAAAAATGGTATACATAGCACACAATTTTTGAGGATAAAACCCAATGGCATCAACCTATTCACCTAATTTACGTATCGAGCTTATTGGTAATGGCGAGCAGTCCAATACATGGGGTACTACAACCAATACTAACCTAGGCACTTTAATTGAACAAGCCATATCTGGTTTAGTATCTGTTGATGTAACTGCGGGCAATGTTACTCTTACATCTTTAAATGGCGCTTCAGATCAGTCCCGTCAGATGATTATTGTAGCGACAGGAACTCCGGGTGTAACACGCACTATTACGGCACCTGCGGTTAATAAAGTTTATATTGTTTACAACAACTCAAATGCGGCTCTTAGCTTTATAGCTTCCGGTGGTACTGGAGTGTCTTTAAGTGTGGGTGCTAAAAAATTAATATATTGTGACGGTACAAACTTTGTTGAGGCTATTAACTCTGTAGCTATTACTAGTGGCTCTATTAACGGAACTACAATAGGTGCAACAACTGCTAGTACTGGGGCGTTTACAACTCTTAGTGCGTCCTCTACGGTATCTGGCACTGGCTTTTCTACGTATTTAGCTTCACCACCAGCCATAGGTGGTACTACAGCAGCTGCAGGTAAATTTACTACCTTAGAATACACAGGCACACTCACAGGCTCTACAGGAATACTGAACATAGGTTCAGGTCAGTTATATAAAGATGCTTCCGGCAACGTGGGGATTGGGTGTACACCGAATGTTAATTCTGGGCAAAAACTTCAACTAGGAACATATCAAAGTATTGGTGCAACTGGCATATATCAAAACCTTGGATACTATGCTGTCGGAGGTGTTGCCAATTGGCGTTATCCGTTAGGAACTACTGGATGGCTATCAGGGAGTATTCTTACGGGAGGGGGTTCATACTATCTTCAAGTATTTGGCGCACCTGCATGTACAGGTGCTGTAGATTCAGTAGCTTCTGAAAATCTGTTATATTATATAGATAGTAGTTTTAATCACGTATGGCGACGCTCAGGCAGTGCTGAAAGCATGCGCATCGACTCCTCCGGTAATGTGCTGGTGGGGACTACTACACAAGTTGAAAGCTCTAAATTAACTATTTATGGTGCTTCTGGTACAGCCGGGTCTGGTTTAGGTTTTGCAGCAAGTGGTGTTACTAATAAATATGCCATAGCTATAGATTCCACAGGAGGACTTACTACCAGAAAAGATTCTGTTGATTTTTGGTATTTAGGACGTTCTGGCAGTGCAAACTGTGTTTCGTCTGGCGGTTCATGGGTTAATAGTTCGGACGAAAGATTAAAAGACAATATTGAAACTTTACCCAATGCACTTAAAAATGTATTGAAACTAAGAGGCGTTTCTTTTATGAGAAAGGCTACTCAGCAACAAGAAATAGGAGTTATAGCTCAAGAAGTTAAAAGGATTTACCCTGAAGTTGTTGAAGATTCAGGTGATATGTTGGGAGTAAATTATGGTGCATTAACTGGCGTTCTTATAGAAGCAATTAAAGAGCAACAAACCCTCATCGAAGCATTAACAGCAAGACTAACTAAAGCAGGATTATAAAATGATTACAAACACTTGGAACATCGTAGCCTTAAATTGCAAACCTGATGTTAACGGTATGCTTGATTATGTCGTAACAAGCCACTGGACACTCACAGCTACAGACGGCACTTACACAGGCTCAGTTTACGGTACAGCATCTTTTGAAGTTGATCCTGCTAAATCTAATTATGTGCCTTATGCTGACTTAACTTTAGATAAAGTAGTTGCTTGGGCTAAAGCAGCATTAGGCGCAGAACAAGTAGCATCGTATGAAAAGTCTGTTGCTGACCAGATCGAAGCGCAAATTAACCCGACTATAGTCACTCCACCTTTACCTTGGACAACTCCTTCGGTTACAATAGATGTTCCATTAACTACAGAAACAAATACAAAACCATGATTAATTTAGAATTATCAGTACAAGAAATTAACCTTATCCTACAAGCACTGGGTCCAGCACCTTATGCTCAAGTAGCAGAGTTAGTGGAAAAGATAAAAGTACAAGCTGTACCTCAAGTTGAAGCATTACCTAAAGAAGAAGCAGAGGAGGTCTAATGAAAGCTTGGCTACTTGCGTGGTTAAAAGAAAAAACTACTTGGGCGGGAATGTTAGCTTTAGCTAGTATTTTTGGAGTGCCTGATTTAGCTGAGCCCCAACAAACTGCATTAGTTGCTTTAGCGGCGAGCCTTTTTGCTATGCCTGATAGAAACGGTAAATAGTGAAGACAAGCCACAACGGAAGAAAGTTAATACAAGAGTTTGAGGGGTTTAGAAGTACCCCCTATTTGTGCAGTGCTGGGGTGCCTACTATCGGTTTTGGCTCGACTATGTATCTAGAAGGAACACGAGTTAGGTTAGCTGATCCTGATATTACTAGGGCAGAAGCAGAAAACTTATTTGTTAACACCCTTACTAAATATGAAGATACGGTAAATAAAACCACTAAAGGGCTGACTCAAAATCAGTTCGATGCTTGCGTATCGTTGTGTTACAATATTGGTCAAGCAAATTTTACAACTTCCACTTTAGTAAAAATGATAAATGCAGGGACTGCACCGGATTTAGTAGCCCCGCAGTTTCTTCGTTGGAACAAAGTGAAAGGTAAACCCGATAAAGGACTCACACGTAGAAGAGAAGCTGAGAAAGCCCTTTTTTTAAGTAACACCGCATAGACACTATTTAGAGGATTGGTGGATGGCTTTACAATACCTTCAGTTTAGACCCGGAGTCTCTAGAGAATCTACCAACTTAGCAAATACAGGGGGGTTCTATGCATGTCAATGGGCGCGGTTTAGAAGCGGGTCTCCTGAAAAAATAAATGGGTGGGCGCTACCTAGCGCGGATATTTATATAGGTGAGTGCCGTAATCTTGTAGAGTGGGAGTCACTTAACAGTAACTATATAGTGGGTGTTGGCACTAATTTAAAATACTACCTTTATATAGGGGGGATGTACTTTGATATTACCCCTATCCGTTTATCAAGTAACCTTGCAGCAAACCCTTTTTACCCTATATATTCTACCCTTTCAGCGGGTATTTCAGATACGGATACAACTATATCTGTTACAAGCGGTACTTCTTTTGCTTATGTATATCCCTATGTAGTTCGTATAGGGTCTGAAGATATTTACGTTACCTCTGCAGCTGGCACTACATTATCAGGTTGTATACGAGGGTATAACGGTACAACAGCAGCAACACACAGCATAAGTTCCGTTGTATCAAGTGCTTACTTAGTTGTGGCTAGTGCTGCTAATGGCGCTAACGTAGGAGATTACGTTACTTTTTCAGGGGCTACAACTTTTGGGCCTTACAGCGCTGCAGTGCTCAATGCAGAGTATATAGTAACATCTCAAACCACAAACTATATAACTGTATATACAGGCATACAATCTACATCAGCTACTAATGGTGGTGGAAGTGCTCCTGTTGTAGCTAAATACCAAATTCATACAGGGCAAGCTATAGACACATTTGGTAATGGATGGGGTATAGGGCCTTGGGGTACAGGGCATGGGTGGGGAACACCCTATCCAGTTTCTGTCAATACGCAGGAGATGCGTATATGGAGTTCGGCTATTTTCGGTCAGAATCTTGTATATAATGTTCGTAATGAAGGGGTTTACTACTGGGATGCTTCAACTAGTTTAACTCCTAGCGGGCAAGTAACTGCTGTTGGCGTAGATATAACAGCCCTCCCCGGAACTGATGGACAAGCACCTAATGTAGCTGCAAGAGTGTTTGTTACTGAAGAACGCCATATAGTAGTACTTGGTGCTAACGACCCTTATGCTGTAGACCCTACAGCGCAAGACCCCCTGCTTATTAGATGGTGCAGTCAAGAAGACCCTTTAACATGGACCCCAGCGGTAACGAACACAGCAGGCAGTCAACGCTTAGTATATGGTAGTGCCTTAATAACAGCAGAAACAACACGCCAAGAAACCTTAATATGGTCAGATACATCTGTCTATTCCATGCGATATTTAGGGCCTCCATATACGTTTGGTTTCAACACAATTTCTACTGAGGTATCCATAGCCTCTCCTAACTGTGTAGCAACAGCTAATAACATTACATACTGGATGGGTAACTCTAAATTCTATGTTTATTCAGGTAGGGTAGATACACTACCATGTGCTCTACGGCAGTATGTATTTGATGATTTTAACTTTGTTCAATCGAACCAAGTGTATGCTGGCACTAACGAAAAGTACAATGAAGTATGGTGGTTCTATCCGTCCTCTGAATCTGATTATAACAATAGGTATGTTATTTATAACTACTTAGAAAAACTTTGGTATTACGGCGACATAGATAGAACTTCGTGGCTTGACTCTCATATACAGGGTACGCCTTGGGCTACGTATAACGGCATGTTGGTGCAACATGAGTCAGGTACTGATGATGGTTCTGTTAACCCTCCTGCGGCGATCCCTGCATATATAGAGAGCGCTGACTTTGACATTGGTGAGGGAGATAAGTTCTCTGCTGTTAAACGGGTCATACCTGACGTTGACTTTATTGGGTCTACTACGACTACACCTTCTGTAACTATGACGGTATCAACACGCAACTTTCCGGGTCAGGGCCTCTTTCTTAACGATACACCTACTAATATCTCCGGTTCTAAAGTTACTACCCAAGTTTATGATTACACCAACCAAGTGTTTGTTAGGTTGCGAGGAAGGCAAGTTGCTTTTAGAATAGGTAGTGATGGGACTGGGGTTAAATGGCAGTTAGGTACTCCACGTTTAGATATTTCTCCTGATGGTACTAAATCCTAATGGCTAACAATAATAGAGTACCGTCTCCGGTACTGCCTTTACCCCCGTTAGAATATGATGTTCAGTATATGGATAATCTAATACGGCTATTAAACTACTTCATAGTACAGCAAGGGTATCCGGGAAGTATTCGAGGTACTGATCTTACACTTACTTTAACAGGGTCAGGTACAGTACAGCCTGTGGCTTCTATAAACTATGTAGTAGACCCAACTAGCTCGCTAGTGAATAAAACGATTGTTAACATTGTAAATCTTCCAACCTCTGCTACTGGACTAAGTTCTGGTGATGTTTGGAATAGTGCTGGCACCCTTAAAATTGTATAGAGATTACACATGGCATATAACACTACTGCAAAAGGCTTATCAGCTCTAGGACGTAACGGAGACAACACGCTCTTACATGTTAGCAAAGACGAACTAGCTGGGCTCCAATCACTAATAGGCCACAAACTGCCAACTAACCCACATACAGGGCTACAAGAGGCGTTTGACTTAAAGAAAATAGTTGCCCTACTAGGTATAGGCGGGATTGGAGCTCTTACAGGCGGTGCAGGTGCTGCTGCTCTAGGTGGTGGAGGTATGGGAGCTCTTGGAGGTACTGCCATTGGAGCAGGTACTGGTGCCTTAGCTGGTGGAACATTGAGTGCAGCTCAAGGTAAAGGGTTTGGTGCAGGTGCATTAGGCGGTGCTATTTCTGGAGGTATGGGGGGCTTTGGTGGTAGTAATTTGCCGGAGGTAGGGTCTGTTGAAAGTGCCCCAATAACAAATAGCATAGCGACTTCTCCAACACTTGACTTTAAAGCCCCTACAGAGTTTACTTTAGGTAATGCGTCTAAATATGGGGTAGATCAGTCTATAAATTCAGCAGCGGCCCCAAATCTGCAACACCCAGCTATGGATAAAACTTTAACAGAGGGACTTTTAGACGCCTCGGGTAAGCAAGGCTCCGCTATGTTTGCTAATAAAGATGTTATGTGGGACTGGGGTAAAATGGCTGGTATGGGGGCTCTTTTAGGCTCTAGTGCTCAAGATATGGTAGAGCAGAACCAAGCTATGGCTAACCAAATACGCCAAGAAAAACTTGCAGCGCAAGCTAATGAACAGCAACAACAGCAGTACTTTAAGGACTTAGGATACCCATTAGCTCCTTTATCTAGTCTTAATAGCCCTGACACTCAAACACAGTTTAACTACTATAAAGATATAATCAACCCTAAACAGGGGTATGCTACAGGTGGAGCACTAACAAAAGTTTTATCTGCGGGAGGAACACCCGTCTCATTTACTGTCCCCCCTAGGTATTTAGATGAATTTTCAAAATTAGACATTCCGCACGAGATTAACCAAGCTCAAAATGTAGCTAAAGAAGGGACAGGAATGGCGAATGGGGGGTATATCAACACTCAACCTGTAAACCCAAATGCTTTTTACCCGCAGTCTCAAATACACAGTGCCCAACCATACCCTGCAGCTACACCACAACGCCATGAAATAATAGAAGGGTTTGAAGATGGCGGTATGTTAGACGGTCCGGGTGATGGCATGTCTGATGACATCCCTGCTAATATAGATGGTGAAGAAGAGATCAGATTGGCTGATGGTGAGTTTGTTGTACCGCCTGATTTAGTACGTATGTTGGGTTTTGGTGATCCTGAAGAAGGGGCTAAGTTATTAGACAACCTGCTACCTATAGTAAGACAAGCTGCACACGGTAAGAAAACTCAAATCAAGCAAGATGCAGGACGCTTAGCGGCTGAGAAAATGTTAGCTAGAGCGGCAAAAGGTAAAGCATGAACTCCGTTCAAACACAAGGAATCGTAAACTCTATTGATGAGTTGGCGGTATGCATACAGGCTAAAGTGGACAGTGGCGAACTGCAAGGTGTAGAAACTACACTAAAACATTACCACACAAAAGAATTATACGGGCGTAGGATTATTGTCCCTGCAGGGAGTTTTTTTACTACAAGAGTGCACAAAACAGACCATATATCTGTGGCCTTTAGAGGGCGTATAACAATGCTTAACTCTGAGGGTGAATCTCAAGAAGTAACTGCTCCTGATATGTTTGTAACACCAGCTGGAACGCACCGTGTAGTTTATGTGCACGAAGAAGTGGAATTTGCTACTATACACGCATGTACTGAACAAGATGATACTAAAGTTGCTGAAGTGTTGACGTTTAATACAATGGCAGAGTACCAACAGTACGACTATATACAAGCTATTACAGAGGCGGGGTTTACAGATATGCAAGCTAGAGCACTTTCAGAAAATCTAGAAGACCAAGTACCTATGCCAGAGAATGAGAAACTGACTTATATAGCCCCCTCTGCTATTCAAGGTCAAGGTGTATTTGCTTTTGAAGACATCCCTAGTGGTGCTCGTATAGCCCCCGGACGTATTGGACAATTTAGAACCTCTGTTGGGAGATATGCGAATCATAGTTCATTCCCTAATACACAGTACGTGCTGGCTGGAGATAATATAGACATGTACGCTATAAAAAAGATATATAAAAACGAAGAACTTACTGTGGACTACAGACAAGCTAACCGAGTAAGACTAGGAGCAGAACAATGAGTTTTGTAGGAGCATTAGCTACCTTTGGAGCCACAGCCGCAGGATTGGTTGGTGTTGGTACAGGGGCAGTAGCGGGCACAGCAGGTGCAGCAGGGGCGTCAGCAGCAGCGTTAGGAGCTACTTCATCAGCATTAATTGGAGCAGGAACTGCGGCTACTGCAGGTGCTGGATTGGGGGCTATTCAAGCAGCGGCTACTGGACAAGATATAGGTAAAGGGGCTCTTATGGGAGCTGGAACTGGGTTAGCCACAGCTGGTGTGGGATCAGGGTTAGCTGCTGGAGCAAAAGCGGCAGGGATGGCGGGAGCTATTGGAAATACAGCTACTAATGTTGCAGTTGGTGCTACTACAGGTGCAGCTATAGGCGCAGGATCCAGTGCTGTAAAAGGAGAAGATATAGGTAAAGGCGCCCTTATTGGGGGGGCTACTGGCGCAGTAACCGCTGGTGCGGGAGAGATGGCTGGAGGAATTGGAGGGCCAAAAGAAGTACCTACAACTGATTTAGGGCTTGGGAAACCTGCGGGGCCCACTACTCCTGCTACACTCGCAGATACTGCAGGTACAGGCACAACTACAAATCCTTTACCTGAACTTGGTAAAATTGACCCCGGTACCCCTATAGGTACAAATGACCCTACTGGGCCTTCAGTATTAGCTAAAGGACCTGATAACTCTTATAATTTAGGGGCTATAGGTAACGGAGTAGTTGCTGGAGCTGCGACCGATTATGCTGGACACAGCATGTTAAACGCAGATGAAGAGGCTAAAAAAGCCGCCCAACAAGATGCGGCAAGAGCAGGAGTGTTTGCAAATCAAAATCAGGCAGGTATGGCAAATTTAAAAGGTTTAGGTTTTGGGGCTCCTTCAGGGCCACTATCTTCATTAAGTGGTATTGGTAAAGCTACTGGGGGTCTTACAGCTCTTGCACATGGAGGTCAAATTCCCCTTAAAGATGGCGCCTATATTATCCCTGCTGATGTAGTAAGTGCTTTGGGTAATGGCTCCTCTAAAGCAGGTGCAGAGTTCTTAAGACATCTTATGATGGAAGTGCGTAAAGAAGCAGTTAACATTCAAGGCTTAGGAGCGGCTAAAAAACATGGTGCTTAAAGTACAGCAAGTACCCTTAGAATACGTAAACCAAACATGGGAGTACGTTGAGCATTTCTTAGAAGCAGCCCTTGAGTATGCTTGTGGGGACTACAATATTGAAGAAGTAAGAGTGATGGTATCACTAGGGTCATGGCAGCTTATTGTTGCTACTGATGAAGAAAATACTATATATGGAGCTTTAGTTGTGTTTTATTTTAATAGACCCACTGACAGAGTTGGATTTGTGGTGGCTATTGGTGGTAAACTAGTGTCTAACAGAGCTACATGGGCTCAATTTGAAGACATACTCCGGTCAAACGGTGCTACTTATTTAGAAGGTGCAGGTCGTGAATCTATAGTTAAGCTATGGTCTCGATACGGCATGAAACCCAAATACACCATTATTGGTAAAAAACTTTAGAGATTAGAGCTATGATATTCAAACCAAGTAGTCTTCACAAATTATTCTTTACATACATCTGCCCTAGATTCTATGGTGGTGCACCAGCTACTCCTTCAAATACTACATCTACTCAGACTATTAATCAGTCTCCTTGGCAAAACCCAGTATACCAAGCTCTTATGTTAGGAACTGCGGATAAGCCCGGACCAGTTACTAGTATGCTACGATCAGGTGCAGAACAGACTGCCGCTTGGAATGACATGCTTAGGAAAGGGTATAATCCAGTACCCACACAGTCTCAGTTTGTTCCCCCTTATGCAACAGCTCCTACGCCATCTGCAGAAAACCCTGTAGGGACTAAACCTACTGTTCCTACTGTTCCTACTGTTCCTATAGTTACCCCCTCCGCAGATCAACAACAAGCAGCTCGTGGTGGGATAATGTCCTTACAAGGCTATGCAGCGGGTGGAACTGCTGCGAAAGCAGCGGCAGATAAAGCAGCTAAAGCAAAAGCAGCGGCAGATAAGGCAGCTAAAGATAAAGCAGCTAAAGGTAAAGCAGATGCTGCAGCTGCTAAACAAGCCGAGGTAAAAAAAACAGCAGTTACCGCCGCAACGGTTAAAGCACTACAAACAGGCCCAAAGAATGAAACTGCCCCTCAAAAAGCAGCACGTATACAAAAAATAATAGATTTGGGGGGCGCTCCTAACCCAGCGAATACGACTTTTATGCAAAACTACACTGACTCTTCAGGTAATAAGTATGAGGGTAATATAGACTTAAAAACAGGAATAGAGACCCCTAGACCTAAAGGCCCAACAGAGTCATCTGCGGACTACACTAAATATTTAACTGGGGCGGCAGCGGCAGGGGCTACTATAACAGCGGCTCAAAAAAAACAATACCCTAATGTAGATACCACACCCCCTAAAACAGCAGAGCAAGCCACAGCAGATGCTAACTTAAAAAACACTATCGGGACATCTATAACAAATGTAACTGCTGATACTGAACCTGTTTGGAAAGATGGTATTGTAGGTGGGACTATAATAGGGTACAAGTCTACAAACGAAGATTTTCAAAAACTTCAACAAGCAGCTAGAGATTTAAAAACACCGGAGCAGTTTAAAACCGCAACAGATATGTACGGAAGATCTTCAGCGGGGTTAGAAGCTGCAGCGGGGTACAAGCCTACTGATATCTCTGCCAATAAAGCAGACGTAGCTAACGCCGAAGCTTCAGGGTATAACGCCGCTAGTATGAACGCCCCTAAAGACATAGCTGCTCAAAAGGCTAATGTTGCTACTATGCAAGGTGCGGGTGATGTCGCTTCGGATAAACTGCAACAATACCAAATGCAAGGACCGGGAGCAGTTACTGCACCTACAGCAGAAGCATCTCAAATGGCTGGCCCTAAGTCTTGGATAGATAAAGGCACCTCAGAAGCTTACATGTCGCCCTACATGCAGAACGTAGTGGATATACAAAAGAGAGAAGCTAATAGAGACTACCTACAAGAACTTAATAAATTAAATGCTCAGTCAGTACAAGCAGGTGCTTTTGGTGGGTCTCGTCAGGCTATACAGCAAGCGGAAGCGGCTCGTAATCAAGCTACTAGATTAGGCGATATTGAGGCTAAAGGTTTACAAGAGGCTTATACTTCTGGTATGGGGCAGTTTACTAATGAGCAAGGGCAACAACTACAAGCTGGTCAAGCTAACTTAACTGCTTCTCAACAGACTACTCTGGCTAATCAAGCGGCTGAAATACAAGCTATGATGGCTAACCAAGGTATGGACTACAACACTGCACTGCAAAACTTACAAGCTAAATTGGGTATTCAGAATACTCAAGCGGGTAATGACTTGCAAGCGGCGTTAGCTAACCAAAATATACAACAGCAAACGCAAGCTACTAATATGGCGGCTCAGAACCAAGCAGAGCAAGCTTACGTTCAACAAGCTCTTGAGGCAGCTAGAACTAACTACGGTGGGCAGCTAACTGCTGAGCAACAAAACCAAGTAGCCCAAAATGCGTCAGCTCAATATAATGCTACTAACCAGCAAAACGTCAATCTAACTAACACCGCAGCGCAAAACGCAGCTAACAATGCCTATGTACAAAACCAATTAACCGCTCAACAAGCAAACCAACAAGCGGGATTAACTGCTAACCAACAAGGTATTGCTGCTCTTCAAGGTGTAGGACAAAATGCTTCTGGGTTATCAAGTACGGGCACAGCAGAGAATCAAGCGGGTATAGCAAACTTAGGGGCGCAAGGGCAAGTAGTTCAAGCTCAACAAGCGCTGTCTCAAGCAGGTGTCAATGCTAACCAACAAACCGCTCAGAATGCTCTTGGTGCTACTAACCAGATTAATGCAGGATCTGTTGCGGCTGTTAATGCTCAACCTGTGAGTGGAGGGACATCAACAGGCCAAACCACAAATAACCCAGCTACTTGGGCTCGTGGTGGACTCATTAAAAACGGTAAAGTAAGCAAAAGAGGTGT